TGGACCGGACCGCCCACATCATCGGCCTCATCGCCCGCCTCAACATCGAGGAACGCCTCACTCGCATCGCCGAGCAGCAGGCCGAGCGGGTCCTCGCCGCGATCGACGAAGCACTCGCCTGCGCTGGCGTGGTCGGTGAACCGGCCGTGCAAGCCCGGCTCGCCGCGGCCCGACACCTTGCCGCAGTGCCCGACGTGGCTTGATCGCCGGGGCCCCGGACGGTGCCGAACCCGGGAGCCCAGGGGGAGGCGTCATGGCAGCCGACCCGCTCCTCCTCGCCGCCCGACGCCTCCTGACTCCACCTCGGGACGTGTTCGAGGCCCTCGGCTACATCCCAACTCCCAAGCAGCTCGAGTTCCACGCCGCCACCGAGTTCGACGTCCTGTATGGCGGAGCGGCGGGCGGGGGCAAGAGTCGGGCGCTGACCGCGCACGCCATCCGGGAGTGCTACCACTACCCGGGGCTGCGAGTCGGCGCGTTCCGCCGTACCTACGGCGAGCTGAAAGAGTCCCTGATCGCCGAGCTCGCCAACCTCGACTTCGCGAAGGAACTCGGCGCCCGCTGGAATGGCACCGACTACGAGCTGCGGTTTCCCAACGGCTCGCTGATCATGTTCCGGTACGCGGAGTCCGTCCAGGACGCCTCCCGCCGCCAGGGCGGCCAGTACCAGCTCCTCATCTTCGACGAGCGCACCCTCACCCCGCCCGACGTTTGCTCGTTCCTCGAGTCCCGGCTCCGCTCCGGGCGCCGGGACATCCCCGTCCTCGGGATCCGCTCCGGCACCAACCCCGGCGGCCCCGGCCACGGCGCGGTCAAGACCCGCTACATCAAGCCCACCAACTACGGGCAGCAGACCGTCGTCGACGAACGCGGCCGCACCGTGCGGTTCATCCCGTCCAAGTTGTCCGACAACCCGCACGTCAACCCCGAGTACGCCAAGGACCTCCAGGCCCTCCCCGAGAAGCTCCGCGCGGCATTCCTCGACGGCGACTGGGACCAGTTCATGGGCCAGATGTTTTCCGAGATCCGGCGCGACCGGCACGTCGTCGAACCGATCGCGCTGCCCGCGACCTGGCGGCGCTACAACGGCGTCGACTGGGGCTACACCAACCCCTGGGCCGTCCTATGGGCCGCTGTCGACGAGGACGGACGCGTCTGGATCTACCGGGAGCTGTACCAGCGGCAGGTCGGCGAAGCCGAACAAGCCCGCCGCATCCTCGACGCCGAGCAGTCCGGTGAGCATGTGGTCGCCCGGTTCGCCGATGACGCGATGTGGGCCACCCGCGGTGACGCCAAGCCGATTGCGACCGTGTACGCGGAGAACGGTGTCCACCTCACGCAGGCCGGCAAGGGCGCGGGCTCCCGGGTGATCGGCTGGCAGCGCGTCCGCTCCTACCTCGGCGACGGGCCGGCCTGCCCGCACCACCGGGCACTCGGCTGGGAGACCTGTCCGCGGCTGCACCTATTCTCTACGGTCACCGAGCTGTTCCGGGAGCTCACCGACCTGCCGCACGCCACCAAAGGCGACCCCGAGGACGCCGACACCACCGCAGATGATCACGCGGCGGACAGCCTTCGCTATCTGCTGACCAACCTCGGCACCGGCCCCGAGTTCCCGATCTTCGGCCAGGACGATCAGGGGCGCGGCTACGAAGTGCTTGACCCACTCGGCCCGTTCGCGGCCCGCACCGAATCCGACACAGCCAACTGGTGGGATGAGCCGCGGCCTACACCCGGGAGGACGGTGCAGGTCCCATGGGGGTGAGGTCGTGGCTGGCCGACACATTCGGCAGCACTCAGCATCTCGAGGAAGCCGCCACCGCAGCGGCGCTGCCGGCGAAGGCCCCGGTCCGCTCCGGCTTCGAGTTCGGCATCGGTCCGCTCGGCCTCAACGAGTACAACCAGTCCGTCGGCGGCTCCACGCAAACCGACCGGCGCAGCCTCATGCAGCAGCTGTACGAGGCGTATTTGGCGTGCCCGTGGTCGTGGGCGAGCGTGAACGCGATCGCCCGCACGATCACCGCCGGGGGGCTGGTCACGGACTGGGATGCGGACGACGGCGAGGGCGACCAGGACACCCCGGCGAAGCCGCCGGAGGTTCTCGCCCTGGAGCGGCTGTTCGCGTACTGCAACCCCAGCGAAGACATCCGGCAGCTGATGCGGGCGGCGTTCACTGACCTGCTGGTGTTCGGGGATGCGTTCATCGAGGTGGTGTGGGTCGGCTCCCAGCCGGTCGCCCTGTACAACCTGGACTCTCCGACGACGACCCCGTTGGCGGACGAGCACGGGCAGATCACCGGCTATGTGCAGGTGACGGAGTTCGGGCAGCGCGCCGAGTTCGAGCCCCGAGACGTCATCCACATCTCGCTGGATTCGCCCCGGTCCGGCGTGTTCGGGGTCTCCCCGACCCAGGCCGCGCTGCTGCCGATCACCGCCTGGCTGTTCACCGCGTCGACCGGCAAGGAAATCTTCCGTAAGGGCGTGCCGCCGACCCTGCACGCGGACATGCCCGCGGGAATGGCTCCCGCTGAACTGTCGCGCTGGCGAGCGATGTTCATGCAGCAGAACGTCGGGCCCCGCAACATCGGGACGCCCATCATCACCAAGGGCGGCGCGAAGATCACCGAACTGGCGCACTCCCGGATCGCGGACCTGGAGGCGTACAAGAACCAGCTGCGAGACGAGATCCTCGCCTGCTACGGAGTGCCTCCGGCGAAGGCCATGGTGATCGAGTCCGGGAACCTCGGCGGTGGCACTGGCGAGAGCCAGGACCGCACCTTCCGCGTGAACACCTGCTCCCCGATCGCGGAACTGGTCCTGGAGAAGTTGAACTTCCACATCGTCCGGCAGGGCTTCGGCATCCACGACTGGCACGTGAAGTTCGGCGACGTCGACATGCGGGACTCCAAGACCATCGAGGAGATCCGCGACATGCGGCTCCGCAACGGCGCCTACACCCTCAACCGCTACCGGGCCGAGATCGGCGAACCCTCTGTCGAGGGCGGCGACGACCCAGTGCTGGTGGATCGCCAGAACCTCGTGATGTGGGCGGACATGGACTCCATGTCCAAGGCCGGCATTGCCGCCAAGCTCAAGGGCACCGCCCTGGAGCCCGCAGAACCGGTCCCCGGCCAGGCAGTCACCATCGAAAAGCCGGAACCGGCCCCTGTCCCCGCGGCGCTGGCCCCCTTCGCGGGCCAGCACGCCCCTCCCGGCCAACCTGCCCAGGACGGGACGGACGACAGGGCCGACAACACTGAAGCGTGGCGGGCGCTGTACCGGCAGCGCCTGCGCGAGGCCCTGGACGCGGCAGCATGACCAACCCACCGCCAGACCCGTACCAGTGCCAGGACTGCGGCACCGCCTACCCGGTGCCGTCCCTGGCCCGGGACTGCGAGCAATACCACGCACACCCGCTGAGGGCCGAAGACGTTCAGGCGCTGCTGCCCAAGGAGATCGGCTGAGGCGGTGAACCCGGTGCCCAACCCGATTCCCGAAGCGGCCGCCGAGGCCTACGCAGCCGGCGTCGCCGCCGCAGGCGGAATGCTGACCGACAGGGTCATCGCGGGTGCGACCGTTGCCGTCCGCCTTGCCGTCGAGCACGCCGACGATCCCCGGATCCTGGAGGTCACTCTCGACCTCGGAAAGCTGGAGGGCCTGTGGGCCCGGCTGTTTCAGCGCCGCGAGGACCTGATCCGCTATCACAGCAGACTCGTCGCCAAGGCCTGGCGGGAACTGCTGACCGCCGAACTGGTAACCGAAGCCGTCCGCGCGCTGCACCGCGCCCACAGGGAGCAGCCGGGACCTGCTGAGTGGAAGCTGGCCGTCGCCGCCGCTGCGGCCGGGTTGCTCGCCTCGCTCCGCTCCCGCCCGGAGTTCACCGGCGTGCGACAGGCGGTGCGGGACGCACTCGCGGCTGCGCAAGCCGAGGGTGCGGCTGCCGGGGCGGTCCTTGCCGCCGATCGGGCCGGGTTGCCATCGCCGGACTGGGATACCGAGTTCGACACGGCCCTTGACGCGGTCGACGGTCGCTACCAGCTGTGGGCCGACGCGGACGCGTGGACGGGCCGCTTGCTCGACCGTGCCTCCTGGACTTTCCAGCGCGCGCTCGCCGACGATCCGGACACCGAGGACGACGCCGCCCTCGCCAACAGTGCCGTCCGGGCCCTGAACGACGCCGACCACGGTCCGGTGCCGTTCACGGTCGACTGGGCCATGACCGCGGCAGCAGCGGCCGGCGCGCTCGCCGCCTACACCGCCCAGGGCCACTCGCAGGCCGGATGGGTGACCGCAGGTGATGGCAGGGTCTGCCGGATGTGCGACACCAACGAGGCCAACGGCCCCTACCCGCTGATCGAGTTCCCGACGCTGCCCGCCCACCCCGGGTGCCGCTGCCAGGCCGTCCCCGCATGACCGCAGGAGGTCACGTCTGATGCCGCTGAATCCGCCGTACACCCCCGTTGACGGGTTCGGGTTCTCCCTCTCCGCTGGCGGCGACTACCTGCTGCCCTACGCAGCCGGAGTCACCGGAGCGCAGACCGTGAAGCCGTCCCCGGGCCGGCTGGCCCGGGTCGTCCTCGCCACAGCGAACGGCGCAGCGGCCATCACGTTCTACGACAACGCCAATGCCGCCTCCGGCACGGTCATCGGTGTCATCCCCGCCTCCGCCACTGCCGGCGTCTATGACTTCCAGATGCCCGCCCGAACCGGCATCACCTTCACCGGCGCCTCCACCAACCCGGCACTGACCGTGGGGTACGTCTGATGTACACGAGCCCCGTCATCAAGCGCATGCGTTCCGCCGTCGAAGGCGCCCACGACGACGCCGAGTTCACGGCCAGGCTCATCGACGCGATCGACAACGACCCGGCCGTGCGCGCCGCGATCCTCCGCCTCACCCGCCGCACCACGCCGCAGCAGCCCACCCGGACCACCACCACGACGCGGGGAAGGGGCCGCTGATGGCACGCCGCATCGCCACCGTCACCGGCTACGCACTGCGCCCCGGTGTGAGCCGCAACGGACGCCTGTACACCGCCGACATGATCCGGGGCGCCGTCGAGCGCGCCCAGCCCCGTCTCGCCGCAGGCATCCACCTGGTCGACCGCACCGCCCGGGTCCTGGACCAGCGCACGCATCACGCCGCCGAGGACGACTCCACCCGGATCGTCGGCCGCCTGACCAGCCTGGCACTGGAGGACGACGGCTCCGCCCGGTTCGAGGCCGACCTCGCCGACACCGCGCATGCCCGCACCATCGCCTCCCTCATCGCCCCCAAGGACCCCGCCGGAGGCCCGGACGAAGTCGAACCGTTCCTCACCGGTGTGTCCATTCGAGGCGCCTGGGTCGGCAGGGTCCGCCGCGTCGAGCACGACGGTCGTACGGTCGACACCGCCGACGGCCTGGATATCGACGGCCTCGACTACACCGGCCGCCCGGGTGTGGACGGCGCGGTCATCGACGGCGTCGAGTTCGCCGGCCACCGTCCGCCGGGCGAGTCCGAGAGCGACAGCGGGCGGGTGCTCATCTACGAGTCCGTGCAGGAGGCACAGGTGACCACGGTCATGGCGGAGGCCGACACCTCCACCACATCAGGCCCCGGAGACGTCCCCTACGCGGACCCCGGGTACCTGAGAGACAAGCAGAAGCGCTACCCGCTCGACGGCAAGGCCGCCGCGAAGGCGGCCTGGTGCGCGGTCAACGAGGCTGACACCGCCCGGTCCTACACCTCGGCCCAGCTCAAGCGCGTGAAGCAGCGGATCGGCAAGGCCTTGCGCGGCTTCGGTGTCACCGTCGCTGTGCAGGAACGGTGGCTGGTCGACCGGGCCGCGCCGGTCACGGGCACGCTCGCCGAGTGCTGGGACATGGAGGCTGGTGCCGAGGGCTCCCTCTACCTGTCCCTCACGAATGGCCCGACCACGGTCACCGTGAGCTCGCGAGTTCTGGATCCGCATGACCTGGACATCGTCGGTCGTGCCGCGATGGCGGGGGCGTGTGACGCCCTGGCCGGGCTCGACCCGGACATGGACGGCGACATCGACCTGCCGGGTGCTGAGCCCGAGGACGACGACGGCGATGCCGACGGCCTCGCCGGCACGGAGCCGGGTTCGGCCTGCGCCTGCGGATGCGGATGTGCGGTGCCCCATCTGATGGCGGTAGCGGACGGATGCCCGTGCGGGTGCGGCTGCCAGGTCTGCCACGCCCAAAGCGACGAGGCCGATGAGACCGCCACGGAGCCCTCGCCCGCCTTCGAGACCCCGGCGGAAACCGCCGCCGAAACCACAACCAGTGAGGAGACCGCGATGGCGGAGCCCACCACCCCGGCGGAGACCCCCCCGGGAACCCCCGAGACCGGCATCGACGCGCTCGGAGCGAAGATCGACAAGCTCAGTGATGCCCTCGCAGGGTTCATCACCGCCATGACCCCCAAGCCCGCGGAGTCCACCCCGGCCCCCGCCGAGCCCGTCGCCGAGCAGGCACCCGCCGCCCCAGCCTCGGCCGTGCCAGTGGCCGAGACCGATGAGCAGCGCATCGCCCGCCTGGTCGCCGACGGCGTCAAGGCCGCGCTGCCGCTCGCCGTACAGGAGACCGTCGAACGGTACGGGCCACCCACCCGCAAGGGCCTGGTCCGGCCGGTGGCCGAGGCCGCCGCACCCGCCGCTGGCGGTGGCGCCGGCGTCTACGGCCTGCCGGAAGACTGGCCGGACAAGCCGCTGCACACCTACACCAAGGACGAGCGCGCCCAGTACCTGGAGCCGCTCGTCGTGCAGACCTTCCTCGGCGACCGCGCCAACCGAGGCTGATCCAGCTCTACTCTCCCTCAACTTCCTTCGACCGCCAGCCCACACAGGGCTGGTGCCGCCCGGCAGAGATGGTCATCCGCTGAACCCCCAAGGCCCCGACCGCGCACGCGGTGGGGCTTTCGCCATCTCTGCCCCCAGGCGGGGCCTGTGTCGAAAGGCAGGTGAGCACCGATGCCGAGCGAGCTGCGCGAAGCGCTGACCGCGGCGGGTGCCTCCGCACTCGTACCCAAGATCATCGACCCGATGCTCCTCGAATACCAACGCAGGTATTCGCCGCTGGTGCGCATGGTCCCCAGCATCCACTGGGAATCGGACACCTACTACTTCAACCAGCGCACCACCGTCGCATCCGGCGGCTTCGTCGCCGACGGCGGCGCCCGACCGGTCGCCAACTCCACCTACGTGCAGAACAGCTTCCAGATGAAGCACCTGCAGTCGGTGGGCGCCATCACCGGCTACGCGCAGGAAGTCACCCGGCAGGTCATCGGCGACCTGCGTGCCCGTGAAATCGAGGGCACCATCCGGGGCCAGTACTGGGACATCGAGACCGGCATCCTGTGGGGCAGCTCCGCCGCCACCGGCAACCAGGGCTTCCCCCAGTTCGACGGCCTGGACACCCTCTGCTCGACGTTCTCCGGCCCGAACCAGAACGCCATCAACAAGTCCAACGCCGGCCTGACCGCACAGGCCACCCCGCTGTCCCTGACGGGCCTGGACGAGCTGATCGACCTCGTCGAAGGCAACATCGCCGGATCGGTGTTCGATGACAGCTGGATGTTCGTCATGTCGAGCACCGCCGTCTCCAAGCTGGCGCAGCTCCAGATCAGCCAGCAGCGCTACACCGAGGTCGAGGCCGAAGTCGGCCTCATCGTTCCGACCTACCGCAACATCCCGCTGGTGAAGTCCTCGTTCCTGCAGCCGCGCACTTACGCGATGGGTACGGTCTCCACGAGCCAGGGCACCTCCACCACCTACGGCACCCCGTCCCTTCCGAACGCCACTACGTACAAGTACGTGGTTACCGCGATCGTCGCCCGGCAGGGCGAGATCCTCCCCAGCACCGAGGTATCCGTCACCACCAGCGCCGCGAACTCCTGGATCAGCCTGTCGTTCGCGACGCCGACCGGCCTGGACGGCTCCCAGCCGATCTCCTACAAGGTCTACCGGACCGCCGCGAACGGCTCCGCCGGCAGCGAGACCCTGCTCGGCTACGTGGATGCCGCGGTCGGCATCTCCGCGACCGACGGCGTCTCGCCGATCCCGACGCTCACCATCGTGGACACCGGCTCCGCGCTGGTGCCGGTCAACGGCTCCACCATCCCCGCCAACCTGCCGAGCGTGTACTTCGGCGGCAACGCCGGTCTGACCCCGCCGGTCGGCTGGAACGGTCAGGGCGGCTCCGCCACGGCCAACCAGGGCCTGGAGAACGTCTACCTGATCTCCCGCGACCAGGACAACATCGTGCGCCCGTACGTCCGCGAGATGGTCCCCCTGGACGTCTACCCGACCACGGCGAGCCCCGACTCGCTGCCCTACGCCGTGATCTCGGACACGACCTTCGCCCTGCGCGCCCCGAAGTACGCGGCGCGCCTCGCCAACGTGTCGACCCCGATCTGATCCGCCGTCTGACGGTATCCCTCTGACCGCTGTCCGCGGGGCCCGCGCCACACCGGCCGGGGCCCGCGGCATGCCCGAAGGACGTGACTTCCGATGTCTCAGGTCGCACCGATCGGCCTCGGCAACCTCCCATCCCCGCTCGCCCCCGGCCAGGCATCCCAGGACGGCGTGCAGATCTACGCCTACGGCGGCAGCGGGTTCCTCCTCGATTCACAGGGCAACGCCTGGCAGCTCAACGCCCCCCGGGGCGATGTCCTGCCCGGCGACCAGAACCTGCTTGAGTGGAACTTCGACCCGGCGGCCGGCGGCTCTGCCGGTGTCGCGTTCACCGCGCAGGCGGTGAACCTGATGCGGATCAACGTCCGCACCCCCATGAAGATCAGCAACGTCTGGTTCCACCTCGTCTCGGCCGCCGCGACCCTGACCGCCGGGCAGTCCTTCGTCGGCCTGTACAACGCGTCCGGCCAGCTGCTGTCTGGGTCGACCGCGATCGACGCGGTTCTTACTGGTGCCCCCGGCGCGGTGTCAGCGGCCCTGTCCAACCCGCAGTACGTCGCCCCCGGTTTCTACTGGGTGGCGATCCTCGTCGCCTCCGCCACCACCGCCCCGAAGATCGCGGTCGCGGGCAACAGCGCGGTCAACGCCAACGTCGGCCTCTCGGCTGCGCAGTCGCGGTTCGGTGTCGGCGCCACGGGCCAGACCGCACTCCCCGCGACGATCACCCCCTCGGCGATCTCCAACACGAACGCGCAGACCGCATGGGTGGGAGTGTCCTGATGCCGCACATCCGCAAGACCCAGGCCGGCAGCGACTCCTTCGGCAACAAGTGGCCTGCTGCCGGCACGGTTATCGAGGTGTCCGTCCACCAGGCAACAGCCCTGCTGGCGATCCGCGACGGCGGCTTCACCGAGGTCGCCCCACCCGCGGCCGACGACCCGCAGGACGACCCGGAGACCCGCTTCGCCGAAGTCTCCCCAGCCGACGGGATCGCAGAGGCGCCCAAGCCCCGCCGCGGGCGGCCACCGAAGACCGTCACGGCGGACCTGATCGGGGAGTAGCACGATGGCGGACTCGCCCACCCCGCTGGCCACTCCGGCCCAGATGACTGAGGGCCAGTTCGCCGACCTCGTCCGCGACTGCACGCCACAGGCCCTGTCCGACCTGATGATCGAGGCGACACGGGCCTGCGAGGGGATTTGCTCGCGCCGCCTGGCACCGTTCACCGTCACCGAGTCCCACCGGGCCACCGGGATAGACCCGGACGAGTACACCGACGCCTCCAACCTGCCACTCGATCTCATGGGCACGCTGGGTCGCTCCTACGCCTACGCGCTCGGCGCGTCCAGCCTGGTGCGGCACATGTGGCTGAACGAGTACGCGCCGCGCTACCCGGACATGTGGGCGTACTCCAACATGAGCGTGCAGATCGTCCGCTCCTACGGCGGCAGCCAGCCGGTCAGCCAGGCCCAGATCCTGTCCACCGAGCCCGACCGGGGCCACGTCTTCTTCTCACTGGGTCTGTTCCTGCCGATCGGCTCGGACATCCTCGTCACCTACTCTGGCGGCTACACGGTCAACATCCCGGCGGACCTGGTGAGGGCCTGTAAGTACATGGCCGCATCGATCGCGATGTCGGAGATCGACCCGGCTGCTGCCCAGTCCACCCACGACCCGGGTGAGCTGGAGGGCCGCGCGGAGAGGCTGCTGACGCCGTATATGCGGGAGTAGCCGTGCCGTGGGGATCAGGCACGCACCGCCAGGGCCGGAAGGTCTCACCGGCGACCCGCGCGAAGATCAGTGCCGCGCTGCGCGGCAAGCACCATCCGCATCGCGGCCACCGGCTCTCGGCCGCAACCCGCGCCAAGATCAGTGCCCGGCTCAAGGGCCGCCACCACCCTGGCCACCACGGGGGCGGCCACGGACACCGGCATGTCCGGCACGGGCTTCACCGGCGCCATCACCATCTGTCGGCGGCCGCCCACGCTCGCCTGAAAGGCCGTCATCGGCACCTGTCGCCCGCAGCAAAGGCCAAGCTGTCCGCTCGACTTCGGGCAACACACCGGCACCTCAGCCCCGCCGCCAGGGCAAAGCTCACCGCCCGGCTGAAGGGCAAGCACCACCTGGGCCACAAGGCCGCCACCCCCGCACACAAAAGCGGGCACCACCGTAGTCGGCACGCCGCCCGCCACACCCACAGAAGCCACCGCCGACACCACCGCAAACACCATCGGCGACGTCACCACCACAAACGGCACCACCACCACAAGCGGCATCACCGCCGACAGCACCGCCGCCGGAGGTGACCGATGCCCACTACCGCCGATGCCGTCGACCGTGAAGCCTCATGGCTCACCACGAGCGGCGACGGCCTGCCAGCTCTCCTGGCCACGGTCGGCGGCCCGTTCGAGATCGTCCAGCCGTACTGGCGGCGCACCCCGGCCGGGCGCGCCACCCAGCTCTACGTGATCCGCAAGACCCTCCACGAGGAGCGGTTCGCCAACGTCCGCCGCATGGCCCGTTACCAGTTCGAGCTGCGAATCATCTGGCCACAGTCCTCGGCCACCGGCGCAGCCGAGGGGGTCCAGCGCTCCCTCGACGCCGCGATCGACCTCGTCCTGCAACGAGTCGGCGGCCTCCCCAGCGACAAGTCCCACGGCGGCAGATTCCTGTCCGTGGCCGAGCACCCGCCCGAGGTCACGGTCGACTTCGCCGACCCAATGCGATCCCTGGACGCCCGCGCCGACCTGGAAGCCACCGTCTCGTACTGGGCCGACGACACCGAAATCACCGGCTGACCGCCCGCCCCCATTCCGTCCCCTTCGGCCCCCAGCACTCGCTCGGGGGTCTTCGTCCTGCCCGGAGGCCCCCATGAGCAACCCAGCTCCCTACCCGCAGCGCAACCCCCACTCGTACGCCCTGGATGTGCCGGCGATCCCCGCGACCGTACGGCCCGGCGAGGTCGTCATGTGGCCCACCCCGATTGCCGGTTTCGAGCCGGTCACCGATTCTGCTCCGCCGCCCTCACCGGAGCCCGCCCCCAGCAAGAAGAAGGCCGCCGCGCCGGCAGCCATGTCCGGTGAGGAGCCCGCTCAGTGACTCAGCTTTCCCGCCTTGCCACGTTGGGCCTCGCCCGTGAGACCACCGCCGGCACGTGGCTCGCCCCCTCTGTGGGCATCCCGTTCCTCAAGGGCGAGTACGAGGACATGTACGCCCAGATCAAGGACGAGAGCGTCCGGGGCA